AGGTAGATGAGTGCGTCAACGTCCAGTCCCAGCGATTTGATTTCATCGAACACAGGCCAGAACTTGGTGCCGCCACCACCGGGTGCGCCCTTGGCACGCAGCGAGGGCAGATCGGATGCCTCTTCGATCTCGTCCACGCGATGTACTTTTGCGTCGCACCAGATGATAACCAGACGCTTGGGGCGGATGTCTTCAAGGATGCCAGACATTTCCCCGAAGAACATATTCAGTTCTTTTTCTCCGACACTTCCAGAAGTATCAACGCCAACAACAATAGTGCCAGCGCCGAAGCCGCTACGTCCCGGAGCATAGATATCCCGAACGATAAGGCGACGATCAGGATGTCTCCAGCTGGTTGACCCGGCACCAGTTTTTCGAGCAAGAAGAGCAACAACCTTGTCCGACCAGTCTACCTGCGGGTTGAGAATTTCATTCAGCATGCGCTCAAGTCCAGCAGGCAGTTTGCCTTGGGCGCGGGCTACGTTGGCAGCAGCCACGATCTGCGTCTGCCATTCGATCTCACTGCGTTCGCTGGCAGCGGACACAGGGTCTTTGCCCAAAGACGCACCGGGCTGAAGATGCTCGTCAAAGCGGACGCCCTTTGGGCCTTTGCCGGGAGAAGGGGGAGGAGAGTTACCCGGCGGGTTACTTTTGCCGCCACCGCCACCACCCTTGCCACCACCCTTGCCGCCGCCACCGCCGCCATTGCCGCCTTCCGCCTGCTTGTAGAGTTTCTTGTAGGCGTCGAGAGCGCTGTCGGCGTAGGTCGCGATAGATGGATCGTGCAGCCACGCCTTGTTGAACAACCCGATCTTGGAGTCGATCAGGCAGTCGTTGATGACCAGATCAGTCGCGATGTTCATGAGTTCTTGGTCGTAAGGCAGCGACGTACCGTCCGGATAGTTAACCCTACCCTGACGAATGAACCTGTGCATGATGCCGCAGTGATCCCACACGCAGTGCAGAATCTCGTGAGCAAGAACGAAGATGCGTTCGCTGAGATTGTACTTGAAGTACGTCTCCGGGTTCAGAAGCAGGTTGGTGCCGTCGGTTGCTGCGATGGCAACGTCCTTGGTGAACAGCGCCACATGCTTCGACTCAGCATTGTCCAGCATACTGTAGAAGATGTGGGTGAACGCGGGGCAGTGCCAAGTCAGTGCGGTGCGGGTTTTACCCCATGCGTCGGCTTGCATGGCGTTGAGTGCGCAAACCGCGTATCCGCCCTTAGTCGGTAGCGGTAACGGTATCTGGGCTTGAGACATTAGTATCTCCTGTGGGTAGGTGGGTTTGGATCAGGTAGTTGATAGCGAGTTGCGCTTCCAGCACGCAGTTTACGCGGACTGGGTTTTGCCAAGCAGCGATCCTGTCGCGGTGGTCGGTCAGCGTGTCGTCCTTGTGTGCGTCGTCGGGGAAGGGCCTGTATAGATTAAGTTCGTAGTACCTGCTGTGTTTCGTCCTCCACAATGCAATGCGTCCAGTTGGGAAGAAGCATTGATAGACCACACCGCCGTCCGGTTTGTTGGTTTCGCCGGGGAAACCCATCAGAGGAAATATGCTATAGTCCATACTCAGCCTTCTCCTCTGGTGTGAACATCTCCACTTCGTTGCGGCCCAAGAAGATATCATCTGCCTGAATGGCGATGTCAGGGGCACGCTCGTCGGCGAGCATGCGTGCGGAGATTAGCAGTTCTTTCGCCGCAGCACGCACGTTGATCAACATGAGTTCGGCTTGGCGTTCCGTTTTGTAGTCTACGCGAAGGTCGATGATCCAATTTCTAAGCGTCATGTTTGGTTTCCTCTATGTGAAATTCTTCGAGCTTGTCACTCTCTTCCAAATCCAGCTTGCCGCATAGGACCAGATTGACGACCATGGAGTTGAAGTCTGTCTTCTCTTGTTTGGCCATCTTGATGATCTCTCCGAATAGTCCGTCGGGAAAGCGGACAGCGACTTGCGTTTGGCCCCGCATCTTGAAGCCTTTTGGATATTTCATTAGTCACCTCATAAGGTTAATTGGTGGGTGAGGTTGGGGATAATGAATCCCACAGGCTTACAGGGAGCCTCACTTACGCTACCACCATCGCGGCTCGATCCACACTCCAGAGCGAGGCACGTTGTTTGCGGGAGTCACCCCGCTTCAATCGTCGGTGTCGTGACCACCAGACTAGCCAGTGACTAGCTGGCGTGGCTGAGTGCGCTAGATCGACAGTGCAGCCATCAACGATGCGTTCTGGCTGGACCAAGCACGCATTGCCGGATCGATAACCAGATCATTGTTGCGGGTACATGCTGCCTTAGCGAAGGTAGCAGCAAACTCTTTCGGCATGCGCTCGATGTACTCGATCACAGGCTTCAGGGTCTGCGCGGTAACGCGATGCGCCAGATTGTAGATGACCAGCATCTGGGCATCGGGCTTCAGGGGCAGCTTGACGCCCATCGGGTTAGCTACGATGGTTTCAAACTTGGGCATCTCGCGTTCCAGACGAACGAATGCGAAGAACTGCGCAGCGCCTGCGCCGATCAGGCCCATTGCGCTTTCGACAGTCTTGGCATCGTCGGGGAACACGCCCGTGCGTGCCTGCTTGACCTTCATCTTGCGGTCCAGCATGACCAGCGAGCGGGGCGTACACCAAGCACCCTGCTTCTCCGGAACGCCATCCTGAAAGATGATCTGCGGGTTCTGGACAGCGAACGCGATGGTCAAGGGCGAGACGCCATGAGCCACAGCCCACTTTTCCCAAGACACGATGTCGTCGGAGATGTCGTACTCGCCGCGACGGTTGATGACGAAGTCGAACTCCTTGGTAACGCCTGAACGATCAGAGGCGCGGTTGGATGCGGCGATGACGCCCCAGCCATTGCGGTTCTCACCGCCCAGCACCCACGGACCCAGCCGCTTGTTCAGGAACAACTCGGCAGAGACGCGCTTGGTGTCGGCTTCTGCCTGACCATACTCGTCCAGAAACAAGATGCCGCGCTTGTAGCGCCATGTCGGCTGGCCACCCTCGGTAATCTGCCAGAGCGGCAGCGTGGGTTCAGAGACGGTAATTAGCTTGCCGTCGCCGAAGTCGCGCTCGCCCTTGAACAGATAGCCCATGAGATCAGGCACCTGCTGGGTGGCGAGGAAGAGCTTGGACAGCCCCCATTCGAAGCCATCGCGTTCGGATAGCTTCTTGACGAGTTGCTCGACGAATTCTGACTTGCCGCGCCCCGGTGCGGACTTTAGCTGAATGCTAATGCCAGCATCAAGGTCGTCAATCACTTCGCCTTCAAGATCAGTGAAGTTCATAGTGTAGTTCTCCAATGTATGGGTGGGGTTTGAGTGCGCTATGCCGCGTTGATGTCGCGAGCCTTAATGTTCTTGAGTCTCTGGTGTACGCTAACACCATCTTCCTTTTCGCAAGTGTAGTACGGGCCGCAGGTTACGCATTGGTGACGCCGCCAGTATCCATCCCGGCGGTCGATAGTAGTCTTGATTGGTCCGTACCGTCCGCATTGAGGGCACCCCATATTGCCTAGCTTGGCAGGTAGGACAGGCTTGGGTACCTTATGAGGTGACTCGGCAACGATCCTTGGCTTCTGACCTTCAGTGCTGAAGACCTGAAAGTGGTTACGGCAAGTGGGCACGTCGCAGCGGAAGAACATCATGGTATGGTCCTTCTTGGCTACGTAGTGCTTGAGGCGTGCCCTTCGCTTGCACGCTGGGCATGGGAAATAAGTTGGCATGATGACCTACATGGTAGTCGATGGCAGTTTGTTGGAACTGTAGAAAATCTCGACCTTTTCCTTCTGAGTGCGCAAAAGCATATGCCGCTCTGTCTCGGTGATCCTTTCATAATGAGCGCGGTCAATGATCAGCAGGTTGCTCGGCTCGTCGTAGAGCGAGAGCAAGTGCAGTGAGGGCAGCGTGCCATGGTCCACATATCGTATGATCCTCGGCACGCCCGCGTCGTTGGTGAATGAGAAGCTCATGCGTAGTTCTGCTCTTTGAGCCAAGTCATGGCCTTGTCGTAGTAGGCCATCTCCTTGGCATACTGGCCTTCCGTAAAGGTGTCTTGAGCCGACTCCAGATCGCAGACGGCTTCCCATAGGGAGTTCGCCAGCCCGCGTACCAACTCGCGTAGTTCTTGATCTTGCATATTACTTCTCCGTGTTGACTTCATTTACAGCTAGGCAAGTGAGGAACGCGATGCTGCATTCGTGTTCGGCAATGCTACAGGCGTCGTCCTCATTCTCGGCTTCGACTTCAAGGACGACAGTAACTTGATATAGCTTCATGCTACTTCTCCGGAGTGTTTGCGAAGGCGTTCTGCGCTTCGTGGGCGATGATGAAGAACTGGTCTACTATGGGCAGCTTGTCGAACTTGGCGGTGTTGACGTACACCTCGTTGAACTTGCCCTCGCGGCTGCTGTAAGTGATCGGGTCGTGACCACCGCAGTCGGCTCGGACTTCGGTTTCGGTGCAGGGGATGAATGTGATGACGAACTCTTTCACGTTACTTCTCCGGGTTAGCGTGCAATGTTGCGACGGCTGGCATCTTGGCAGGCTTGACCGACTGCTTCTGATGCAGCATGCGGCTCACCAAGCGTGCGTAACCAGTGATGTCGTCCCAGTGGTCGGCGTGCAGCGGATCGCCTGAGAGAATCCTGCCGATCTTGACAGCGATCATCTCCAGTGATTCCTTCTGAGTGTCCGATAGCAGCGGCCAGTTGGTGCCCTCGCGCATGGCCTGCTTGATATGCTGGGACGTGCGCGATGTGTCGCCGAATGGGCCGTGGTTGTTCTGCCGGTCGGCAAGCACGTTATCGATAGAGTCGTGGATCATGGGGGTAGTCATTGGTTCTCCTCGGGGTTAGTCCATTGCCCACAGGGCTAGGACGGCTATAAAAACGCTGATGATAATCACGCCTACAAGTAGCGAGATCATTTGGTTTGGTGTTGTGAGAGCGCGGTGCGGGCAATCTTGATGGCCTCGCCTGTGCTTTCGTATGACCCTGTTTCGACATTATCGATAAGCATCCGCAGCGCCTTCTCCAGCGCCTCGATGCGGTCGGCGGCTTCGTGACTTGATTTGCAGAACTCGTTGATCCGCTGATAGTCCGATATGCGTTCAGCGTCAGGGCTACCTAACCCGCGCAGTCGTTCAACAAGGTCGCTCATTTGTCCTGCTCCGGGGTGAGGGCGGCGCGGGTGATAGCCCGCGTCCGCATTAAAACATCCATGGATGCCTCTACAGATGCCTCTACGTTTATCTCGATCTTCCGCAGCGCCTTCTCCAGCGCCTCGATGCGGTCGGCGGCTTGCTCAAGCGTAAACAGCACCTGAACGAATGACGGTACCTGTTTGGTTTCGTGCATCGCGGCGATGTTATGTTTTAATGTGTTCATTTGTCTTGCTCCGGTGCGAGGACGGCGCGGGCTATTTCAGCTTCTCGACACATCTTCCACAGCGCCGTCTCCAGCGCCTCGATGCGTTGGCGTTGCTTGTGGTAGCCAGCACAACACTGGCCGCCGTCAGGCATCATGCAGTCTGGCAGACAGTCATCAGTCATTTGTCCTGCTCCGGTGCGAGCGCGGCTTTTAGTGCGCGGATGTCTCGGGCGATGTTGCTGGGGTTGCGTAGGCCAGTGCTTTCGACGAGCCGCGCACATTCCTCGATGCCAGCGCGAAACCCGTGATCATATGCGGCATTGTATGCAGCACTGGTATCTTGCATCTCGATGCGGGCGGCTTCAGCAGAGACAACATGCGGTTGACGCGCGAGAAACCGTACAAACTTGCTTAGGTTAATCGAGCCATCGGTCCAGATGTCGCCGTCTATTCTGTGAACGCGGCCTGCGCCTGCTTCTAAAGCTGCTTGTTTAATTGCGGCTTCGCTCATTTATCCCTCGGGGTTGGACGTAACATGGTCCGCAATAGCTCGGCCATGCGGTTGAGGCGCTGGTCGGTTTCCTCTGGTGTCTCGGGTTTGGGTTTTGGCTTGGCCATTGTCTATATCCATCTTGAATTTGAGGCGGGGTTTGCGAGGCTTGCGTGGTTTCTTGATCTTTGGGGCCGTAACGTATCCATATGGCGTGTGGTAGGGCCAGCCACACACCTCGTCGTACACAGTTTGCTTTTTCATTTACTTCTCCAGCAGCTTTTCGATGGTCTTCTTGACCTCTTGTGCCCTAGCGAAGAGCGTTGTTACCTGCTGGGTAATGTTGTCTTGCAGGGCGTTTAGCTCAATCAGAAACGCCTTGGCTTCTTCGGTGGCCTTGCCGTGGTTCTCGTTAACGTCTGGGCCGAAGTACTCCTCCCTGAGTGCGCTAACCCATGCACGCGCCACGCCCAGATCGGTGGCGACCTTCTCGTCGGACCAGTTCTCGGAGTAGCCGATCTTGTCTGAGACGTAGACCTCGTTGACCTTCTCAAAAATGATGCGTCGTTCGTCTCGTGACATTACTCTTGGCTCGGGAGTTTGCGGCTCTTCCTTAATCTTTGTGACGTTGGTCATGTTGTTTGCTCGCTTCTGGAGTGAGGATACCTTGATCGCCTTGAAGCAATCGGGGCAGCGGTTCTGGTGCGGGGTTCTCCCGATCTTCCAGCCGACAGCCTCAAATTTCTTGGCAGCGTGTCGTTCCATCAAGTCGTCGTCTTGGCCATGAGAGCGCATGGAGTTTATGGGTAGCGCTTCAGTCGCAGAGCAATGCCCGCATGTGGCTTTTGCTCCGCGTCGTGTCTGTCCCGATACGTCTACACTGCATGCGTCAAAGGCTATGTACGCCATTGCACGCCCTCCCCTGTGTCAAGTCCTTCAGTAATGAGGAAGCCACCGTAGTAGCCGTTGTGCCGGTTGTGGGTGACTACAGTGAAGTTACCCAGAAAGGTTTCCACGATCAGGAACTGCTGTTCGTGATAAGACCCGTCGCCTATAGTCTCGGGACCATTCTCGACGCGATAGCCCATGAACGCCAAGCCCTCCCAGTAGTGGATGTTGTCGTCGCATGTCATGTATCGGTGCTCGCAGCAGGACTGTCCGTCGTCTTGCAAGAGCAGCGTGCGGTCTTCGAACTTGATGATCAGCTTGTCGTCTTCGACACCGTCAATCACGCGTCCGAGTTGTTCCAGCCGCACAGGGGCGCCATTGCGCCAAGCGACGATGATCGGCCGGTACTGCTCGGCCTTTTCGAGAGAACCGGTCGAACGGATGGTGAAAGCCTGCTTGTCGCCATGCAACCGGCCCGTGGGCAGATTGGTATTCGCGCCCTGGATCGCCGCCTGCACCTCATCGATCCCGATCTGCCGCGCGGCG